CGCAACGCGGTGGTCACCACCAAGGCCGAAAGCCAGAAAGACAGTGCCGACATCTTCGGCGAGGCCAAGCCGCTGCTGTCGGATTGGTTGAGCGAGGTCACCCGCGACGAGATCATCGCGGCATTGATGGCGCTGCCGACAGAGAGCCAGCCGGCGGCCGGCGTTCGCGTTAACGGCATTCAGTACGATCTGAGCACGGCGGCGCAACGCAACACCTGGCGCACCGACAATCTGGATCGTATTCTCTACGGTGCCGCGACAACGAACTCGGCGACCGACCACGCAACCTCGTTGGCCAACGTGGACGCCACCGCCGACAAGTTCACTGCGTCCAACCTGGCGTTGCTCAAACGCGTTGCGATGGGCGCTAATCCTCACATCAGGCCCTATAAAACCCGCAGCGGTTACGAATATTTCGTCTGTTTCGCGGGACTAAATACGTTCCGGGATCTTAAGGTCGATCTGCAAACAGTGAACAAGGATGCGCGATCGCGTGAGGGTCGCGAAATCAACGGTGCTCCCGATAATCCTCTGTTCCAAGACGGCGATCAGATCTACGACGGAGTGATCGTCCGCTTGGTGCCGGAAATTTCAAATTTCGTCACCAACGTCTGGACCTCGCTCAAGACTGCAGGCAACGGCACGACGCGCGTTGAGCCGGTGTTCCTGTGCGGCCAGCAGGCGGTGGCGATCGCCTACGGGCAAATGGCCAAGCCTACCTTCCGAAAAGAAGACGACTATGGCTTTATTACCGGCACTGGAATCGAGGCCGCCTACGGCGTCGGTAAGATCTTCAAGAAGCACCCCAAGGCTGGAACGAAATTGGTGCAATGGGGTGTCGCAACCGGGTTCTTCAACTCGGCCACCGATTAAGCGGATAGAGAAAGGAACAGAACCATGGTTGCTAACCTGATGACCAATACGCCGGCCCGCGATCCGTTCAACAACGGAGTCGTGGCGATTGTCGGCCGCCACACCCTGACCGCTGCGGACACTCCCGCAGCGACAAAGATCGGCACCATCCCGGCGGGTGCAATGATCCTAAGCATTGCCTCGCGGGTGGTAACGGCGGTGACCGGCGGCACGCCGGTTCTCGGCGTCAGCTATGTGGCGACGGGCGGCACTGTGCCGGCGGTCGGCACCTCCGGCAATCTGCAAAACGTGCTGGCGGAAGCGGCTGGCAGCGAGAGTGTGATGCCGCTGGCAGCGGCGGTGCTGCCGCCAACGACCGACATTGACATCTATATCGGCACAACCGGTGCCGCGACCGCGGGCGATGTCGTCGTCGCAGTGCTGTACGTCAAGCCGCTATCATAATGGCCAAGCTCACTTGGCTTGGAAGCACCGAAGGTTATCGGGAGGGGGAAACCCCTCTCGATAGCTGTACGTGGAATGGCGTCTTGTTCACCGCTGGCGACAAGGTGGAGATATCAGACGAGTGGATGATCAAGAAGGCGCGGGGAAACCGGTTCTTCCGGGTTGAGGAAAATGCACCCCCGCAATCTCCCCAGCCCGAGCAGTCCCTGCCCATCGGCCTGATCCGGCCGGAAACATGGACCAACACGCCACCGGCGCCGTTTCCCGACTATCCGCCGGACCCCGAGGACGAACCCAAGCGACGGCGCGGCCGGCCGCCACGCATAAGGGACAACGGCAATGGCGATTAACACCTATGGCGATCTCAAGGGCGAGTTATCGGCGTATCTGTTCCATCAGCGGCTATTGCCGCGCTATGACAACTGCACGCTATTTTTCGAGGCTGACGCCAATTCGCGGCTGCGAGTGCTGCCGATGGAAGCGACGGCGTTGCTCACCACGGTCAGCGGCGACGTGGCACTGCCGGCCGACTACATCACCTGGCGCACGGTACGGCCGACCGTGGACAATCCAACCGCACCGGCGGCCATACCGCCGTATGACGAACTCGATTATGTGCATCCGGCCTATCTGCCGCCGGTGGGCCGCGGCTACGATCGGCTATTCACCATCGAGGGCAACACTTTCAAGGTGCGGCCGGTGGACGACCGCGGCGGCGCCTACGAATTGCACTACTATCGGAAGATCCCGACGCTGACCGGCAGCGATCTCAACACCAACTGGCTGCTGGCCGAATATCCCAACGCCTATCTGTTCGGCGTGCTGGTGGAGTTAGCCGCGGTGCAGCGCAATACCGAAATGGCGCAACTCTACAAGGCGCGCCGCGACGAGGTGTTTGCGGAAATCATCCAGCGGTATGCGCTCACGACCGGCGCTACCAGCCCGAGGGTGCGAACCGCGGAGTATTACTGATGCAAGTCTTCGACCACGACGGCAACGAACTGGCTGATTTCGAGATATCGGAAAAGCAGCAGAAAATTCTTGAGGCCGATGAAGAGATCGTGATCCTGTTCCACACCCCGCAGATGTTTCGCGGCCTGCTTGGCGAGCGCAACGGCTCGTTCACGCTGCGCAAGATCGGTGCGCGCGTTGTCGCGGCCGATGACGGCAGCGTGAAGAAATATGCCGACATGCTGCGAGCCGTCCAAGCCGCGCGAGCACAGCCATGAAACCGACGCCGATCGAATTTTCCGAGTGGCGCCCTGACATCGCGCTGCTCGACACCAAGTTCGCCGCCGATGTCGAGAACGTGTTTGCCGGCGTCAATTCATATCTGCCGTTCCCGTCGCTGGTGCCGTTTTCCACCGCCACGCTGCCCGCGCCGGCGCGCGGGTTTTACAGCGCGCGCACGATCAACGGCGAGTGGAAAACATTCGCCGGCACCGAAACCAAACTTTATCAGTGGACCATGACCGCGTGGGTGGACGTCAGCCGCACCGTCGGTGGTGCCTACAGCGTGCCGATCGGCGAAATGTGGGCGTTCGAGCAGTCCGGCACCAAGCTGGTAGCGGTCAATGTCAACGACAACCCACAAGTGATCGACATCGACAGCGGCACAAATTTTGCCAATCTGGCGGGCTCGCCGCCGAAAGCCGGGCATGTCAAGCAGATCGGGGATTTTCTGTTTTTGTCACGGCTCACGACTGCCGGCCTTTACAATAATCGCGTCATCATCTGGAGTGCCATTAACGATATCACCGGCTGGACCGTCGGCACCAACCTGTGCGACATGCAGGAAATGCCGGACGGTGGCCCCGTGCAAGGCATCGCCGGCTCCGAGATCGGCTACATTGTGCAGGACCGCACCATCCGCTCGCTGCAGTTTCTGCCGGGTGATGTCACCTTTATCTTCAATATTTCGCGGATCATTAATGATCGCGGAAGCATCAGCAAGTACGGCTTCACCTCGATCGGCAACGTGCTCTATTTTCTCGCCGAGGACGGCTTTTACAGTATCAGCGGCCAGCAAGTGACGCCGATCGGCGCCGACAAGGTCAATGAGTGGTTCCTGGCGCATTCCAACATCGATGAGCGCGACATCGTTCATTGTCTCGCCGCGGTGAACAAGCCGCGCATCGTGTGGGTATTCCATACCGGCTCGACCGACACGCTTTACGACGAGCAGATCATCTTTGATTGGAGCAATTCCCGATGGTCGCGGGCCAAGGTTCCCGCGCAAATCTGGGGGCTGGTGTCGACACCCAACCTCGACCTTGATACCGACGGCCCCGAGCCCGGTGATCCGTTGCTGGATAGCACCGCATTTGGGCTGGACAGTTTTGCCTATATCGGCGGCCGGCCGCAGATCGGCGCCATCGACGATCTCGGGCGGCTGTGCATGCTCAACGGTCCCAACCTGCCGGCCACGCTGGAAACCGCCGAGGTGCATCTGGTGCCGGGCAAACGTGCCTTCGTCAACGAGGTGTATCCGCTCGATGATGCCACCGGATCGCCGCTCGGTACGATCAGCAACGGTGTTCGCGAGACACTGCAGGCGGGGCCGCCGGTGTGGTCGCCGCCGATCGACATCGAGCCGGCGGTGGGTTCGGCGTTTGTCATGACCTCGGCGCGGCTGCATCGGTTCCGCCGGTTCATCCCGCGCGGCTTAGTCTGGACCCACGCGCAGGGAGTAGCGGTCGCCATGCAGCCTGACGGCGAGGGCGTCAGCGTACCATGACGGAGGATCTGCGGCCGCCGTTCCGGCAGCAGTTCGATAACGCGCGCGACCCCTACACCGCACGCAATGCGCTCGGCATTCTGGGCACTGGCGCGGGGCCGCCAGGGCCAGCAGGGCCAGCAGGGCCAGCAGGGGC